TGGGTTAATGAAGCCGTTCTCTACCTGCTGTAGGGAGAAGATGTAATCCTGGATAGCGTTGGAGCCGGTAAGGAACTTCAAACCTGCACGGCGGGCCATGTACTTACGTGGCATAGCCTTAAGTGCGCGGTTGAAGGCCAAACGGTTCAACTGCTGACCACCGTGGTCAACAATGTGAGCGCCTGCGACGGCACGCTTGCGCCAACCGTCGTCCTCCTTGATACCAGGGATGTTGGAAGAGGTGTCACCGTTAATAGCAATGTCCTCTAGGTCGTTACCCATCTGGGTCGCCATTAGACGTGCAAGGTGGTCCTCCAAGTCATCACCCTCGATGTTGTCCTCCAAGGACTCGCTAGAAAGTTCCCAGTCTAGACGGTACTTCTTGGTTGTAAGGGACAACTTACGGAAACTCGGAACAGCATTCTCACCAGTGTCAACAGCCTCGGTTGCACCACGTACAAGACGGGCGCCAACAGAGATGACCTCAATTTCCTCAATCTTCGCACGCATGCGACGCTTACGAACTAGGGAACCTAGAACGGTTGCATCCCACATGTAGTCAAGGAACTTATCGGCCTGTGCATAGGTAAGACCACCCTGTCCAGGGGTGTCGCCATTTCCAACAAGAGTAGTGTCAACTACCTTCTGTAGAATATCAGTCATTTGTTATTTCACCTCCATGGGAAATTAGTAGTAATAAAGTGGTTTTCCTTGCGTTAGAACTTTGGGTCTTACTCGAAGAAAGTGCCGGACCAAAGTCCCTTCTTAAGGTTGTTGTTCTCCGGGGAGGTCTCGACCTCACCAGACTTCTTGATTGCGGAAGCACCTTCCACCGCAGCGAGTCGCTTCTCAACGGCCTCGCGCTCGGCCTTGTTTGCCTCCAAGCCTTCCCTGATTTCAGAAATTGCCTTCTCGAAACCAGCAGTCTTCTCTTCGAAAGCCTTGGTAACTTCTGCTACCTTGCTGTCAACAGAAGAAACTGCCTTCTCGACAGCCTCCCTGTTAGCCTCCAAGGTCTTGTTGACAGAGTCACGCAAGCCGTCGAACATCTTCTCTAGGTTGGGGTCTCCCGGGGTCTCTTCGACCAAAGCAGCCTTCTCGGCGTCGGTCGGGTTTCCGGTCTCCTCCTGTGCGTCAACTACCTCGTCAGAACCAGTTGCCTCGTTCGGGTCAACCGTAGAGTTAACCTCTTCTGCGTTATCTACCGCATCAGAAGTAACTACATCGGCGGTAGTCTCGTCAGTCTTGTTTTTGTCAGTCATCTTTACACCTCCTTCGCCATTAGCGTCGTTATGCTTGGTTACGGCATTGTCCTCCTTTTGGCGAAGGAACTTGGTGACGACTTCCTGAACCTTAGTGGTCTCATTATCGCCAACCTGCTCGAACCATGAAATTACTTCCATGCTCTTGCCGCAGGCAAGGCAAGTCTCTGACTCGTTCTTGGACGCCTTGGCGAGGCCGTCCTCAGAGCAGTAAAATACGTTACTGATACTGGTATCGGTAACCATACCCTTAGCAAACGACACGCCCTGGCTCTTGGTAATAGAGAATACAGTAGCCAACTGGTTACAAGGCGCGTCTACTAGTGAAAGTTCTACAAGGGTATAAGCCTTAATGAAGCGAACAGTCTTACCGCCGTTACCGGCGTCCTTAACGAACTGGGACTCCTGGTCGGTGATGTTACCGCCGATGGAGAATCCAGTAAGGGTTCCGTCTAGGACCTTTTCCCAAGTAGACTGTGCGCCCTTGGAAACGTAGACCGTAACCCAGATACCGCTATAGAATGACTTAGTAATAGAATCGTAGAAAGAATCTTCCTTGAAGGAGACAAGCCTACCGGCGGCGATGGGCTCGTGCATCTCACGGATGTTTCCACTGAAAGACTTAAAAGCCTCTACGGAAGCACTAGCGAGAACGACATCGTCGCTTCGGTCAACATTGTCTAGTGTGGCCCAACCGGAAACCAAACGGTTTTCCTTATCAATCTTAGCAAACGGCATAGAGACATTAACGTGGTCTCCATCTGTCTGCCAAGTGGCCTTCTCGAACTTCATGATTGTAGATTACCACGCTAAAAATCATAATGCAAAATTTTTCGCATCACTTGTTACGAATTCTCATAACCAGCATGATTGTGTGGGAGTGATACTCCTTCTTCGCATAGTTAATCTTGACGTTCAAATACAGATAACCAGCATACATAGCGATAGCCATATATACGAGGCCTGCGGTGTTCTGCCAGTCGCCCCACCAAGTAAACCATGAGACGATACCGAACAGCACGTTAGATGCTAGGAGGCTCCTGTATAGGGGAGTGAACCTTTCTAGGGCCGTGAAGACAACGATTAAAATACCTACTACCGCCGCCGTGGCACCCCAGGCCCATTCTGGAAGACTATCGATAAACCTAAAGACTCGGGCAGACTCGAAGGCGCTCCATTGTGGCATTAGCAACCACACACCCCACAAGAAGGTGAATAGTCCCATCAATGCTGGTGAGAACTGATTAATTGGCCTCAATAGGCCCTGCGCCACGAGGCGAGAGTAGTAATTCATTTATTGTCCTTATGTGGTTCGACCCTCTCCCTTAGGATTCCTCCCCTCTCCTGCTGAGTCGGTTGCGTTCGCGCTGCGCTCTGAATCGCGCTGGCGTGTCGTGTTATTCTCTGCCCTGACGGTGGCTGCGGTACTCGGACCAGCCTTGGCATTAAGGTCAAGCAACTTGTCGCCGTCCGGGTGCATCGGCTGACCGCGACGGGTACGCTGCTCGTTCGGAGTCTCGGTACCGGTCTTGATACGACGCTCGTCAATCTTGGACTGCGTGTCCTCGTCGGTAAGGGTCATCTCGTTCAACTTGAACACGAGCAGGTCTGTCAACTCCTTGACAATCTTGTTAATCTTCTTCTCGAAGATTCCCTGCTCTGGCCTACATACCTGCTCCTTGAATGTCTTATCTGCGTCTCGTGCGACTGCTAGGCTGACGCCCTCGGCTAGACCAACCTTGGAAATCGGAACACGGTGGGCCATGAGGATTTCACCTAGATTGGACTTGCGGTAGTTATTGAATGAAGAGTCCTGAATACCGGCCTCGACAGGCTCAATCTTCAACTCCACCTTCTTGTCGGCAGAGTCTCCCGGTAGAGGAATGAATAGGCTTCGGTGGTTCTTACCCTTCAAACCAGTCTCAAAGAACTCTAGAATGTTCTTGGCTAGACGCGGGTTGATGGTCGCACCCTTAAGGATAACGACGTGGCGCGGTACGGCCTTGTTCTCAAAGTAGTCTAGGTTGAACCTAGCACTAAAGTCATTACCGGCGACGGCTTGCTTCGCAGCGATAATATCCGGAACACCGTAGAACGTGCTGGAAGGCGCGTACTTCTTGATGTGGATAATCTCGTTGGGGTTAGAATCGTTGGTAAGCGGGTTCGGGTCCTTCGCACCGAAGTTACGGAAGAAGACCGCCTTGTTAGCAATAATCTGAACGAAGCCGTCGCGGACACGGCGAATACGCATGGTAGATGCCGGTACGTGTCCGATATAGGCAATCTTACCTGTAGACTCTGAGCGTCCAATCTCGATATACCCGTTACCGGTGGCCTCGTAGTCTCGCCATACCTTCGTGAGAGTTTCTGAGAAAGAGTCTTCCTTGTTCAGTTCCTCAAAGAGTTCGCGCAAGTCCTCGCGGGCGCGCTCCAACTTCTTACGGTTACGCTTAATCCAATCCTTATCTTCGGACTTCTCATCCATCTTGCGCTTAGTAGTGTTGGAGTCTACAAAGTCGTAGCCCAATCCTACGATGTTAGCGACCTTAGCATTTACCGCCGCGTAGTGCGGAGAAGACAACTCATACAACTTGGATAGGTAATCAAGGTTGTACGGTGGCATGACTACCTCAAAGGCGTTGTATCCCGTGATGATAGTATCTTCGATACGCTTGGTACCGACGCCTCCCTGGCCCTCGTAGCGCTTCTGCATCGTGGTGATGGAGCGCTTGCGGTTGGAAGAAACGTCGGTAAGAGACTTTACCTGCTCGGCGGTCTTGCTGAACGGGTCGCTATCTTCTGTTGACTCTAGTGTGGATGAGTAATAGAATACGCCATCATTGATGTCGTACTCGTTGTCATTAGCCCCTTCTACGGACATTCTTTAGTTCCTCTCGGGCCGCACCGACGTCTAGCGGGTCTGGAGTAAGGCCGAATAGCATTCGCTGCTTCTGCTCCTCGTACTCTTCGTCCGTAATCGGTCGGTTTCCACTCATGTAGAAAACACGGCCCTCGGTAATACCGAATTCGGACTTTACGAAGTCCCTCATAACCTTACGCTTCTCCATGTCATCCTTCATGGCAAATAGTGTAAGGTAACGACCCTCGCCGTCTGAAACGAATGCACCATTAGGCATCTGCCACAATAGCGTGCCGTAGGGTACCTCTTCGATTTCCTGCTTGTTGATAGTCTTAAGTTCCATAGACTTCATTGTACGCCTATTTGGTTTAGTGAGCAAATTGACGTACTGAGACCACCAAAATCTTATCCAGCGCCGTCAACTGACCAATCATGTGAATACATAAAGACAGGAGACTCGGGTTCTAGGATAGTAATGGTAGAAGTATCATCAATTCGTACTACCGGCACGCCCGTGTAAGACCTCCAAAGGTGTGCAATCTGAGTTCCACTTAGAGGTACGTCGTAGGTAGCAGCCTGTCCTACGATGCAGTCGCCGGTAACCGTAATGGCGGCGTCACTAGGAGTAGGAGACACAATGTGGACTAGGCTCCACTCTCCTACCGGCAATGCCGCGTTGGAGACAACACCGTTTACGTACCTTGTTCCAGCGAAGTTGATTACCGGCTGTGCGGAGCCCGGGTTAGGCTTAACCCACAATTCCAGGGTACTAGTGGGCTCGTAAGAGGCAGGAGTCCAGATAGACGTAGAAGCATCCTGCGTACCAGTCCAAGCGACGCTACCGTTTCCAGTTGGAGTGTCGCCATCAAAGTATTCGCCAGTGTAGTTTCCTTCAACCAACATGACACCATCAACATCGACAATTAGACCGGCGGTGCCAGTAAACCTAATTCGGTTAACGACGTTCGCTTCCGTAGCCAAAGTGGTGAACACCTGACGAATAGTAATCCATTCGTTAGGCACGGTAGTGTTGTAAGCGTATGTCGCAGCATCACGACCATTAGCCATAGATGCGTTATATCCAACGGGATTCAAGCACAAGTTTGTAATTTGGACGTTTGTTCTTACCCTAGCAAGTGCCGTATAGGTCGTGCTTGGCTTAACGGGTACGGCTGGCGGATTGACCCACGTAGTAAAAGCGCTGGAAGAAGAGGTGGTCACTTCCATCCTATATCCGAGTGGTGAATCTAGTGCAGCGAGCGGCGTATAACTGACTACCACTACCGTTCCAGAACCAGGATTATTCATCCAACCATTGTTTACGTCAGCGGACGGATTGGTAACCAAGTTGATAATCGGCTTCTCTGTCAGAGCACCAATCGTCAGGGTACCACCATTGAGACCTAGACCGTTGTCATCGCGGTACTGAATTGGCTCGTAGTCCTTGCGTAGTACCGCCGGGTGGGTTACAGTAACGGGGCGTAGGTCTGGATTCTCGACTACCGGCGCGGAGAACGCCACAATCCTGACGGACTCCACGTATGAGGTGTCATCAACAATACCGCCCGGGAACGTGAATCGAACCTGTAGGTCCTTCTCTGTCGGGTTGTACCCGTTAGAGATAGCAGGAACCAGCCTACCGTTTTGTGCGGGTGCCCAGGTGGTTCCGTCCAGGCTTGTTTCTACAACAGCCCCACGAGCGCTCCACTCGACCATAGCGCCGTAGATAGAGGTCAACTGTGTGACATCCAAGGGTACGGAGCAGGTCCAGGAGCCGGTAACAGACGTACCACCCAACTGACGGGGCACTACCGCCTCGTCTGAAATCTCTACATCCTGGATATACCCGGCAAAGAAGTCCTCCCTGGTGTCCCAGGTCTGGTCAATGAAGATTCCACCGCCTGATGCCTCTAGGTCGAAGGGCTTACCGCCGAACTGCTTGACAGCGATATCCTGTGCTACAGTACGCCTACCGGCATCGAAGTTCTGGATAATAGCGTCCTGCTGGGTACGACCATATAGAGCAACGCCATTCATGGCGACACCCTGTGATGAGGCAGTATCTCCAGCATATAGGTAGCCGTCGTTTGCCGCGAAGGAATCCATCTTCTGTGCGTCGGTCATGTCGTACTTATCTACCAACTGACCATCAACGTAAAGCGCAAGTTGTTCGCGGGAGTAGACGCCAACAACATGCGCGGCTCGGTTGACCATGAGGTCATAGGTGCATTCTGCCGCCGGGGCGGTAACGTAGTTAACGCGGAACCTCAATACGTTACCGTCCAGGGTGAGGCCGTCGAAGTTGGTGTCGTGTGACATAACCTTCTGTCGACTTACTGATGGGGAGTAGTAAGAGTATGAGTTATCTACCGCCCCGCCCCATCCTGCTCCGAGGTAGGTTGCATCAAAGTAGGTGGGTAGGGTAGAACCCTCGGTAATGACTACATCAAAGATTTCCCATGCCTGAGTAGCGACGCTACCGAGGCTTAGGTTGATTCGAGTGTTAGTGTTCCTTACTGAGGTGTGGTCTAGCGTGAATCGAATCCACACGTCCTCAATCTCACCTGCTGAAAACGTCTTATTGACAACTCGACTTCTCATCGGAATGGTAGTCGTGCCGCCGGTACCACCATATGCGTTTGGCGGCGAGATAGAACCTCCGTTGAT